AATCTCTAGAAGGAGAAAACAATGTCTGAAGTTAAAGACGAAAATGTTGAAGAAACTATAGACGAGGTTATTGTTGAGGATACGCAAGTAGAAGCTGAAGCGGATTTAGATATCCCTGAAGCACCTCTAACAGCAGCTCGTACAGTATCAGCAATTAAAGCTTCTTTGACAGAAATGTCAAAAGAAGGCCTTGACGAAATCTTTGAAGCAGCCGAAAAAGCTAAAGCGAAAGCTAAGCTTGAGGATGACGATGAAGATGAGGACGAGGATGATGAAGACGAAGGAGATGTAGAAGAAAAAAGTAAGTCTAAGAAGGAAAGTAAAAAATCCAAGAAAGAGACTGTAGATGATGCGGGTGACCTTAAAGGTGGCAAGGAAGATCAACCAGATAACAAAGCTGACAAACTGAAAAAGAAGAAAGCGAAAGCTGACGACGGTTCTGAAGGTGATGTGGTTGAAAAGAAAGGCAAATTTAAGGAAGACGTTGAAGCTCTAGTTAAAGACGAGGACACATTGTCTGAAGGCTTTAAAGAGAAAGCATCTACAATTTTTGAAGCTGCATTAAATTCAAAAGTAAATGCTGAAACAGCAAGATTGGAAGAGCAATATGCTTCTGATTTGGCTGGAGAAGTTGAAGCTATTAAAGAAGATTTGGTTGACAAAGTAGACGGATACTTAACGTATGTCGTTGAAAACTGGATGAAAGATAATGAAGTTGCAATTGAGCATTCTTTAAAATCTGAAATCACTGAATCATTTATTAATTCACTAGGTCAATTATTTAAAGAGCATCACATCAATGTTCCAGAAGATGCGGGAGATATTTTAGATTCCCTATCTGAAGAAGCTAAAGATGCTAAAACTCAATTAAATGATGCAACCGAAAAGGCTATGGAATTGTCAGAAAAAGTTAAAGCTTATGAAAGACAAGACATAATCCGTGAAGCATGTAAAGGTTTGGCCGCAACTGAAACTGCAAAATTAACTGAATTGACAGAAGCTATTGAAGCTGATGATAATGAAAGTTTTGCAACTAAAGTAGCTACAATTAAGGAATCTTACCTTAATAAAGATACCCCGGCAAAAGATGCTCCAGAAGTGGACGCAATTACCGAGGATTCACAAGAAAACCAAGAAGTGTCTGATACAATGCAGGCTTACTTGGACGCAATCTCGCGAACTTAATTAATCCATAGGAGAATTAAATGGAAGAAATTAATCAAATACAATTACAGGAAAAATGGGCTCCTGTACTTGATTCACAAGATGCCGGCAAAATTGCAGATCCTCATAGACGTGCAGTTACAGCGGTAGTTCTTGAAAATCAGGAAAAAGCTTTTGCACAGGAAAGAGCTCAAATTACTGAGGTCGCAGCTAATAAAACTGGCGGTGGCGTTGATAATTGGGACCCAGTCCTAATTAGCTTAGTAAGACGTGCAACTCCTGCTCTTTTGGCATTCGATTTGGTTGGCGTACAGCCAATGACTGGTCCTACTGGTCTAATCTTTGCTATGAAGAGCCGTTATACTACTCAGGGTGGCGATGAAGCGTTATTCGATGAAGCTGCTACAGCTTTCTCGGGTGGTGGTTCTGGTTCTGGCACTGCTTCTGATAATCCTTTCGCAGGTGACTCAGGTGATGGTGACTCTGTAGATGACTATACTCCAGGAATGGGGCTATCTACAGGAGCGGCTGAAGCTCTAGGTAATACTGGTAATGCAATTGCTGAAATGGCATTCTCAATCGATAAGACTACTGTGACTGCAAAGTCTCGTGCTCTTAAAGCTGAGTATACTATTGAATTAGCTCAAGACCTTAAAGCGGTACATGGTCTTTCTGCAGAAACTGAATTGGCAAACATTTTGTCAACTGAGATTCTTGCTGAAATGAATCGTGAAATCATCCGTACTATCAATGTAAACTCTGTAACATCAGTTTTAGCCTCTGGCGAATACGATATGACAGATGCTACTGATAATGCTGGTGCTCGCTGGTTGGTTGAAAGAGTTAAAAGCATGGTTTTTGCTATTGAAAAAGAAGCAAACCAAATTGCTGTTTCTACACGTAGAGGAAAAGGTAACTTTGTTATCGTTTCTCATGGTGTGGCAGCTGCTTTAAATTCAGCAGGTGCAATGGATACTGGTCTAGGACTATCTGGTCCTCAAGGCTTTGATTCAGATGCTACTGGTTCACTATTTGCTGGTACTTTAAACGGTCGTATGAAAGTTTATATTGACCCATATGCTGCAGTAGATTATTACACAGTTGGTTATAAGGGTACTAATCCTTATGATGCTGGTATATTCTATTGTCCATATGTACCATTAAGCATGATGAAGACAATTGGTGAGTCTGACTTCCAACCACGTATCGGATTTAAAACTCGTTACGGTTTGGCTGACAACCCATTTGTTACTGCTGGTGCAGGCGCAAACGTATATTACAGAAAACGTAAGGTTGTTAACCTGTAATCTGTTAAAAAATATACAACTAAACCCGGCGAAAGCCGGGTTTTTTCTTTATAAATACATATATGCCAAACTTTTTAAATCCATCATCGTTCGTATTAACACTTGACTCACAGACATATTCTGGTGTGGAGTTTACAGTGCAAACTATGATGCTTCCTGATGTTACTTCTGAAGGTGCACCTTTACCATTTAAAAATGTAAATGTTGCAATGGCTGGAGACAAATTAACTTATGGTGCATTTGAAGTATCTTATTTGATTGATGAAGATCTTTTAAATTATAAAGAAATTTATGATTGGATGAAATTAAATACAGAAACAGAACATATAGACGCAATAATTGGTAGTAATCATACACGAGATTTAACTTTAACTATAATGAATTCTGCTAATAATGTCACTAAACAAATTAATTTTATTGATGCTTATCCGACAAGTCTTTCATCATTACCATTTGATATTACAACTGTTGATGTAGAATATCTAACTGCGGTTGTAACATTTCAATATTCCTATTACGAATTCTTATAATAAATACTTTATATTATGATAGAAGAAATTATAAAATGGATTAATGAATTCGTCTCAGTACATAATGAGAATCTAAATACTACCCCCTGTCCATACGCTAAAAATGCATTAGTTAAATATGTAGAGACAGATAACGTTAGTGAAGAATTAGCAAATATATTTAATACTTGGGATGATTCTGTAGAGGTTATATGTTTATATACTGCTACTGAAAATTATTCACCTTATGATTTACATCATTTGGTAATGGAATGGAATAATACAGTAATGCCAGCTGACCTTGTTGCTTTAGAAGACCACCCACATAGTCCTGAAATAATTAATGGTACACATATGAACTTTGGAAAATGCAGTTTAATATTAGTACAAAGGCTGAGTAAATTAACTGAAGCTAGTAATATACTTAAAGAAAAGGGTTATTATGATAATTGGTCCCAAGAAAATTTAGATGATGTAGTTATTTGGAGAAAGTAGTGAGTTACTCATATGCTAGAATAAATTTAGAGAAAACAGATTATAATATCTTTATTAATACAAAGGCTGGTATGGTTCTTGGTGACATAATACATTGGCCATGTTCTACACAGCTTAATAAAATATATTATAAATATTGTAATTATCATAAGTTTAATAGCGTCATGCCAATATTCAAGTCTGAATATGAAGATAATGACATTCATGGATATTATCAACAAGGTAAGTTAATCGCATTTAGTATGATAGCAACGTATGATGATGAGAATGCAGAAGCATTACAATTTGCTTGGGATTATGAAACTCCTAAGTTACAATTAGGTATCGCAAGCTTGAAGCACGAGTGTGCATATTATAAAGCTAGGGGATATAAGTATCTATATATTGGTGGAGCAGATGAGTATAAAAATCAAATAGATGGATTAGAAATTATGAGTCCAGTAGCATGGATTGATGGCAGGTGGAAAATTGATGGATTCGAAAGAATACAAAGTAACAAAAGCTAATGCATATAATGGATGGGACCCTTTAAAACAAGTTATCCTTGGGAATGTATTTGAACCTGAGTTCT